CTAGTTTAGCATAGCCGATATAGATTTGTCAAACTGGAACTCTAAGTTCTTAATTTCTTCATCTTCCATATCACCTATGTCTTTATATTTTTTATCAAGTCTGATAGTAGTAACCAAAGATCCAAGTTTTTCAACTAACTTGTCTTTCATTATATTACCAGCCTCATCGTTATCTGCAATTAGTACAACGTTTGTGAAGTACTTCTCTAACAATCTAATTTGAGAATTAGATACATTAGCACCCAGAGTAGCAACTGCTGGGAAACCTACTTGGTCTAGCCTAATAGCATCAAAAGATGATTCAACTACATATACTGTACCAGATGATTTAATTCTGTGCAGGTTAAATAATATCTTACCTTTTGGCAATCCTGGTGTATTTTTAAAATCTTTACCTTCAATTGTTCTTGCAACAAAGCCAAGACACATCCCATCTGGTGAATGCATAGGGATAGTAATTGAGTCTTGTTTTTCAGAATAGCCAAGTGAAAACTTTGTAAATGAAGAACTGTTGATCTTTCTATACTTAAGATAGTTTTTGGGCTTTTCTTGTGCAAGTAGTTGATTATGTAAACGCTTTAATATTAATTCATCATATGGAGTAAACTCTGGTGGTGCAACCAATGTTTTATTAACTAACTTTTCAATATCGTGCTCTGTTTCTTTACTTTTAATATATCGAACTGCCTCAAAATATGTTCGTCCAGACATGTGCATAATTAATTCTTCTAAGTTCTTTGTTGTCTGGCAACCAAAGCAAAAGAATAATCCGCTATCTTTTGCAACTTCTCCAGCAGGTGTTCTGTTGTTATTGTGATATGGACAAAAGATTATAAAGTCATTACCAAACTCGGCTTCAATGTCAACCCCAGAACCAACAAGAACACGTTTAATTTGTTCTTGTGTATATATATTATTTGTCTTCATAGTCTTTATACCTATAATAACCTTTATCAAAATCTACCTGAACTAAGAAATCTCCCATAAAACCATTACGATTCTTACGGAAAACACATTCAATAATATCACTATTAGTTGCACGACCAAGTGCCATAACCCAGTCAGCATCATATGCAATCTGTCTAGACCAAGCAGTTTGTCCAAGTGTTGGAGGACTTGATAGATCCTTTACATCATCTGGTGTTGCAGATGAGATAGCGATAATAGGTACTTCTTCACCAATAGACATTAGTTTAAGTTCTCTTGAAAGGTTTTTCATTCGTACCGTTTCAGAGTCAGCCTTTTGGTTTGGAGACATAAGTTGTAAATAATCAACAACAACAAAGTCTGGACGGTACTGATCAATCTTTCCACGAATAACAGAAGGAGTTACCTCTCCACCACTATCATTTGAAATGATGTGAAACTCTGGACGACCAGCAACCTTGTTGGCATGCCATTTCTTAAGCATGTCAATATCAACTTCACCATTAGATAATTTTCTATGTGACCAAAGACCTTCACCCATAATTGCAAAAATACGATTACGAACTTCTGTTTCAGACATTTCAAGAGAAATAATAAGTGGTGACTTACCCTGCTTCCATGCTTGAACTGCAAAGTATAAAGCCATCCAAGACTTACCAATTCCTGGATAAGCAAGAAATACACCAAGTTGTCCTGGCATAATCCCAGATGGTAAATAGTTGTCAAAGCCTGGAAGGTTTGTCTTAATTCCTACTTGCCCTGTTATCTGTTGTTGTTGAACCATTTCATAATATGCAACAGCAGACTCAAGATCTGTTGCATCAATGTCACGAATTGCAGAAGTATTCTTTTTTAACTCTGATGTCTTTGTAATTAGGTGCTCAAGTGCTTCTCCACCATTACCGCTTTGTACTTCTCCTGCAGCGTTTCGTAAAATATCTTTTAGGCTGTCATTAAGATATTCTGTTTGTAGTTCTGCTAAGTGATGCTTTGTTGCTCCAATACCTGGAACTGGTTCAAAGTCTCTAAACTTTTCTGTAACTAGGTCTGCTGGTGGTAAGCATTGATTATTTTCAGAATACAAACGAATAAAGTTCCATACATCATTATGTGTTCTTAGCAATGTCTCAACATTTGCTTGAAGTAGTACGTGAATTTGTTTATCTTGTAATACCGCAGACATTAACTTTGCTTCTGTATTATTCACTCAACCACTCCCTTGCTAATTTTCTACGTTCTTCACGTTCTTTTTTATCTTGCTCTACTTCTGTTTTTCCGTTAATAATCTTTTCTGCATTATATGCAAAGTAATTCCATGAAGGTTCTTGTGCAATACTAAAATAGTACTCAAGGATATCATAGCATTGAGAGATTCCGTATGACTCTACAAGGGCATCGGCAGCCCACTGCTCAACGTTTAGATTCATGTTAGACTTCTGCTCATACCGTTGCAAGTAAAACTTGTTAAACCTACTGAGCAAAGCCATTCGGTCTTTGCGATCAGCCATTATTCTGAGATTTCAGATTTTGCTTCTTGAATCTTCTCTGTAAGTTTATCTTCTACAAACTTATAGACACGACTAAAAGCCTCATCTACATTTTCTCCATCACGCTTTGAATCTACAATACCCAAATCAAGGCGTAGTGACTGAAAATTTCCTAGATTAAGTGTATATCCAAGTGTTACAGATACCTTTGTATTATCGTTTTCCATTATCCACCCATTCAATAATTAAATAGATTCACTCCACACTGGAATAAATCGTCCATCTTCTGTCTTCGTATATGTAAGTATACCGTCTCCCATTCGCCTTGTCAACTCTTGGCTTGTAGGAGTCATGTTATTTGTTATTAATTTATCTTTTCTTGGTTGTCCAATATGTATAGTTGAAAGTATAGCACAAATCTCTCTAACGTGATCTTCTGAATAATATGCCCTTATTTGAAAACCAGTTTTTCCATCAATACTTGATCCAACTGGTGGAGGTATGACTCCTCGTTTTATTAATCTTGGCATATATTTTCTATGACGATTAACTAATTTAGCAGTCTCTGCAATTGTGTATGCTCGTTTTCTATTTCTTCTAAAATCAGAACGAAGACAAGTTTCTAATCTATCTTTATTAATATTATAGACAGTTACCATTCCTGTTGATCTAGAACTATGATGAATCCTTACTAAATCTCCATTAAGAAACCATATCTTTTTACCGCCAGAAATTACAGGTTCGCTATTATATGCTTCGCTCTGAATTTTTCCTTTTGCAGTAACCATTTTCCCTCCGCAGATTCGCTAGGTGGATGATAAAACTTTCTATTTCCACACTTTACACAATATGTTTCTAGATGATCTATGTTTGAGTGTATTCTGTCAACAAACATTTTTCCTTCACATCTTTTACAGGTCATCCTAGTTTGGTACTCCAATTGCAATAACATTAACGCCAACTGATGCTGTTCCAGATGTTCCAAACTTTACAATAAATCCAACCTCAGATGCAGTTATTGATGTTATGACAACGCTTGTATTTGATCCAGCAGTTGTACCGCTTACATTTACAATTGATGCAGTAGCAATTGGTGGAAACTTAAAGTTAGAAAATGTTACAGAGTAAGATTTTTCCTGGCCTGCAGTGACTGTTTCATTATTTGCAATTGATTTGTATTTTCCAACAAACTTTGTATCTGAAGTCTTTAGACTCTTTTTTTCTGCTCCAACTACATCAACATCAGTATAGTTATATGTTGCATCAGAAATAGAAGTAGACAGATCGTTTACTGCCTCTGCTAACTGATAAATATATGTAACATCAAGAGGTTGCCCTCTTTCTGGTAGTGGTACTTTTGCCATTTTATTCCTCCTATTAGATTATATCAAAGATTGAGAGATCCAGAATCAAAGATTTCTAATCCTGCCTTTATTTCTTTTCTAGATGATGCTAGTTGTATCTTTACACGTACAGTTGTTGTTCCTTCATTTAAAAAAGAGTATGAATGAACTGCTGATGTACCGTGCCAAAAAAATGGATTTCCATTAAAACTAACAAAAATATCGTATTCTGGATGAAGGTTTTCATCTCCCCAAACTGCAGTAATTATTTCATCTGTTACTGAAAGGGCACCAGTTGTTCCAATTATGGTAGTGCCATCAGAGTTATATATCGGAGACCAGTGTGATGTTCTGTTTCTGTCTTCAGATATAATCCTATATCTTGTATTATACTTTAAAGTATTGAAATCAATTGGTGGCAATGATGATTTTAAAATTCTTGTTTTTTTAATATTTGCATCAGCCATTATGTTACACCAATAGAGAATCTAAATTCAACATAATTACTTGTATTTGGAGATTTAATTATAGTTGTAGCGTCATTATTTTTAATAACTGAATAACCTGTTAATCCATACAAAGGATTTGTTGTTGCAATGTTTTCAAGTCTCATTGCATCTAAAGCAATATAGTAATCAGATGATGGAAGTGGCCCTCCACTAATACCAGTATCAATAACACAAGCATAAATTTTAACTACAGTAACTGCTTCCCAAGTAAAGTTTTGAGTTGTATAAAGTTCTTGTAATTGTTTCTTTACTACAAAATATCTATTTGTTTCAAAATCATATCCATCAAAACCATTTTCAATATCAACTTCAAACCTTGCATAAACATCTGGCTCTGCAACATCTGTGCCAGCAAAATCAACCAATATCCTAATTGTGTCTGGAACTGCTATGGAATCTCCATCTTTATTAACTAAAGAAAATGCAAGTCTTAATTCATCTGTTGGAGAGTTTCTAGAAAAATCAACGTTTGGAGCAGTTAAGTGTATATGGTTTGATCCAGGTTCAATAACTATATGGTCAACACCACCAGATCCACCGCCATCTAAACTTAAATCTGAGTCATCTCCCTGAATCAATATTGTATTATTTAAAAACCTTGCACGCTCATATCTTTCAAAACGATTTGTTTTATAAAATATAGAGTTATCTGCATTTGTTTGAAATACTCCGTCTGTTGCAATAACATTATCATCTTCTGGATCATCTAAAGGAACTGATATTGTTGGTATTTCTGTTGCTGCATTTGCTGTGTGATGAATCCAAGATTCTCCCTGTGCAAATGAAAATACTGTTTTACTATCATTAGCGCCAGCAGAAGGGTTTGATCCTGAAGAGTATAATCCTACCTCTGTTATTTCATATCTTTCTTCTGTTGGTAGTTCTGCTGTTAAGACTATTTTATCAATGCCGTTTTCATTTATAAATCCTCTAGAAGAGATGGGAACTCTAAACATTTCAAAATCTAGGCTTGTTTTTGTTGCAAAGTCATCAGCAACATCTTCTGTTTGTAATGGTTGAGGTCCACAACCAACTGCAAGATATGAGGCATAGGCAGGTGCCTGACCTAGCATATATTTTCCTATTATGCTTTTACCTTTATTTGTAATCATGATACAGTTTCTCCAAAGTTCGCTTCATATATTGTACCATTTATGGCGATTTGAACTTCTATCTGTTCATCATTGTTCATATTAACAGTCTCAATAATTAAATCTCCAGTTGCTTCTTCAATATAAACATTTTGACCATTAATTCCATTTCCTTCAAGAGGAACCTTTTCTTCAAACTTAATGGCAAAGTTAGCAAAATATGTATCTGAGGTAGACTGCAGTCTTAATATATTATTTGGATTATATCTTTGCTGTACTAACCCAAGATTTTTAATTGGCGAATAAGATACTATTTGCCCATTTATAATATCGTTTCTAGAAACACTTAATAACTCATGACCACCAATATCTTCAAAGATTAAATCTGTCATAATTTCTATAGATACAGACTGATCATCAAAAAGAACAGTATCTATTGGCGCAGTCTTTGTTGGTGAAGGTGAATATGCTGTTACTACTGTTGCATTTGATGGAGTTTGTGGAACTGGAGATACTGTCATTTTAAACCTCACTCAAATAGATTGTCATGTTTGGTCCACTTTCTGATCTTTGATATTCTATATTATAAACTACAAACCTAGAAGAATCTTTAGAAACTAAATCTAAACCAGAAGAATCTTTGTAATTTATGGTCACTATGTCTCCAAGTTGTAAAGTTGGTATGCTAAATATATTCATTCCAACAGACTTTTTAGGTGTCATTAATTTATTTATAATCCAATTCATCATTGCATCTGCATCATCTTGTGTTTGAATATAAGGACTATCAATGCTAAACTCATTTTTACCATAGGTTAATCTACTTAACTTTATTTCATCATATCTTGATTTTTCAACTAATGGAGAGAATGTTAGTGTACTTCCAACTAGTTCTGGGTCAGACAAATTACCACGTTTCTTAAAGAATTCATCTACTGTTAGTTCATGCGTTGTGTCTTGTGTAAATGTAATTCCTTGAATTCTTAAAAAGTTTCCAGTTGTTTCATCTAGATTTAATGCTTTGTCTGTTGAATTAAAAATTAAAAATTCTGCACCATATGAGTCTGCATAAAATCCAGAAGTTGTGTATCCTTTTATATTATTAAAAGTTGGTGAAAGTTTTGCATAAAGTGCTGGATATGCACGATCATACTTAATATCAAAATATGCACATTCACGCATAATAGAACCAAACTCTTCAAAATACATGTCATACTTTGGTGGCTGCTGTGCACTAATTCCAGATAGATATGTTGACTGAACAACACCGCTCATTGCATACTTTCTAAATGACTCTGTAACATCAATATCTTTATCTCCAAATACTTGACCCAAAGTTTCATTTACAGTAAACACTGTATTTTGGCTATAGTTTTTAGATAAAGCATATATATTTTCAAACATGCACTTTGAGGAGCCACGAACAAATAATGCCATATTGTTATATGTTGGCAAAGGATCTGTGTCATCTACAACTTTTATTAATTGGTTGTTTATGTATAGATAGAATCTTCTAGTATTACCTATGTCAATATATTCTACTGATAAATCATATACTGTTGAATTTTCTTCTCCCGCAAGTCTTTGCTGCCCAGTAAACTTTCCATCATCAACAATAATCTTTGATAGACCACCCCAAAGTTTTACTGGTATCGCATCTGAGTTTGAAGAGTCTTTTTTAATCTTATAGAATACAACATTATTTACTGAAAATTGTGCATTATTATTTTCATCAACCTTGAGATATGAGTTTATATTATCTTCAGTAAGGGCAACAATTTCAAAGTAATATCCATTGTTTGTTTCTGGATTTAATAAAAATGCAAGTCCTCCAGAGCCGCCACCTATATTTATATTTTGGTCTGGTTTATTTCCAGATAATTGATAATATGTAACGCTTCCATTTGGAGACTGTGTTCTGTTTATGTTATTTTCAATTTTACCAATAATTCTTAGTCTTGTACCAAAATGTTTATATGCATTGTTTAAACTCTTATAAACATAAGATACAAAGTTTAAAGGATTCTCTGTTGTTTTAAAAGACGGACCATTAAAAACTAATGCAGAGGATTGAATTGTTCCTGTTTGTGTTGAAGGTAAGTTGTTTACTTCTGTTTCAGTTAAATAACTTGTAGCCATAAAGTTCTTTATAATGCTATTTCTTGTTGATTGTTTTGCAACTACATTGCTTATTCCTGCTGCTCCAACAGTAGTTGCAGGAAGTGTAGATGCAAGAGCAGGATCTAACTTAGTACTAAATAAATATTGAGACTTCATGTTTAATCCACGAACATTGTCGTTATTTGTCCAATAATTATTTATTCCAGCAGAATGTGAAACTATTTGAGTTCCAAATTGTCCACGTCCATGGTCAACTACTGCTCCGTTCTGCAACCTTGTTATTCCATCTACTGTTTCATAGTTTGGAGTTGCATAAATTCTTACCAAACCTGTGGGATATATTTTTCCATTAAAAGGTATTGATG